GCAACACGTCTGTAGTAACGGTTAGCGTTAACTTGTAGACTGCCAAGTCCTTGAGTGGTTCCTTCAGCGAATGGGTTTGCAACAAGACCATATCTTGTCTTAAATCCAATTTTTGGCTGGAAGGAGTTCTCACCCACGGCACGAACCATCTGTAGTGGAACGTAAGGGCAGTAGAATATTCCTGCATCATAAGGGGATGTTCCCTTATAACCAACAACATAATACTGGTTACCACCTGTAGGTGCAGCGTTAGCAGCAGTAAGGTTAGCAGAATAAGGGTCAATGTAGACTCTATACTTACCTTGTAGCACACCTGCGAAAGTGTTACCTGTATCGTCAACGTTAAGATTAGCGTTAAGAGCAGGAGTGTAATCAAGAACACCAGCCATGGTTAGTGCAGACGCAACGTCAGCAGAACACATGATGATGTTACCCTTTCCACGACGAGTTCTTTGTGCGATAGCGTTCGCATCTCTCTCGATCTGGAATAGAAGTCCTTTGAACTTCTCAACTGACCATCTTCCGTTTGAGTCGATGTCTAAGTCGAATACACCAGCAGTAGCAGTGTTTTGAACAGCACCTTGCTCGGCAACCTTGTAGATAGTTCTAATGACTTCCCTGTTGATTTCAGCAAGGATTTCAGTAGAAAGGATGTTAGCAAGTTCTGCTTCAGCGTTAAGACCATGAATTGCTTTAAGGTCTTGAGCAAGTTCTAAACTGTACTCAGCTTTCAACGCACGAGATTTCGCAGTAACTGTTACTTTCTCAATGCTGAATGCCATCTGGTTGAAGGCATCATTACCAGTTCCACTGAGATTCTCAGAGTCTCCAGTAACCATTCCTTGACCAGTGTTGTATCCACGAGTAGACGCAGAACCAACAGGGTTCAGAACAGCAGGGTTTGCACCACTTTGTGATGTAGTTCCCATACCAGCGTTACCATCGGTAAAGCCAGATTCTTCATCGTTACCAGCATCTTGACCTGAGAACGCAGAATCTACTTCATTGTAGAATGTCTCTGTTCCAGACTGATTGGTGTAACGTGATCTCATTGCAAAGATGAGGCCAGTAGGACCACTCATCGGTTGAACACCAGCAAGGTCATATGCGACCAAGTTAGGCATAGAACGACGAATGAGGCTAATTAGCACAGGGTCGAAACCTGCAACTGGGCCTGCTGCGGTAGCACCACCGCCAAATCCACCACTAGCACCTGCAGCGTTTGCAGAGTTAGTTGGGACTGCTTCCATCAGGTTTAGACCTGATCCGAAGGCTTGCTCCTCTCGGAGGAATTTCTCTTGGTTTTCTAGCAGAACTGCGGTAACCGCTTTACGATGATTGTCTTTGATAGGATCAAGACCTTCATAGTTTAATAACGGAGCCCACTTTTCCTGCAACTGTTCTGATTGGAACATTGTAGGGTTACCTAATAAGTTTACGTTTGATTAATATTAAATTCAGGATTGCTTAAATGCTGAAAGTGTCTTCAGATAAGCAGACATTGAACCTGTTGCATTTTCAGGTGAAATATCAACTCCTTCTGAAAGTGATTCAGATTTAGCTGTTGGTGTTACTTGTGAAGTGAAATAAGATTCCCTCAAAGTTTCCAACTTCTCACGATAAGATTCTTCACTTTCAAACTCTACACTTTCGGCAAGTGAAGCGAGCTTCTCTTTCTGAGTAGACGCTAATCCGTCAGAAACTGATTCAAGAATACCATTAGCAACAGATTCGCCAAGGCGACTGTTTAATCCAACGTTCTTCTCAATCTGCTCATTGAGCTTGGTTTCCATATCATCTAGTTTTTCTACCATGCTTTCAAGCACATCATATTTGTCTTCAGGGATTGATACATAATGTTCTTCAAAAAGACCTCGCATTCCTTCAAGGAATGATTCAGTCATATCTGTTTTAAGACCTTGCTCAACTGCAAGGGCATTTTCGTTAAACCACTCATCTGCAACATACTCAAGATAGTTATCAACACGCTCAGAAAGTGCGGCTTTTTCTGCCTCGATCTTTTCTTCAAGTGCCTCTTGGTATTTTGCTTCTAAAGCTTCATGAATTTCGGAAACTTTAGAATTCAAAGCAGTCTCGAATACAAGCTTTGCTTTTTCTCTAAACTCTTCAGAGAGTTCTTCGCCACCTAGTAGGGCATTAACATCATCTTCAATGTTAACTTCAACCGTTTCTTCCACAGTTTCCTCCTCTGCGACAACTTCTTCAGTAGTTTGCTCTTCTTCTTCAATTACTTCATCAGAAACTTCTGTCTCTTCAGCTTTCATTTTACCTTTACGGTTAGTAACCACATCGCTCACTTGCTTAAGTGATGCACCTGGGGTTTTGAGTTTTGCTGAATCGTCATCCACCTTGTAATTTTCTGGTGTAGGTCCGCCTAGATCTTCATAACTAGGGGCAGTGCCACCAGTAGTTAATTTAGGCATTGGATCACCAGGTTTGGCGTTGGCGTTCACAGCAGTCTTAGATTGACTAACACTAGGGTTAGCAACAGACTCATCCATTTCTTGTAATTTTTTACCACGAGACATTTGTACGACTCCGATTCTTGTAATTAAAATCTATATTTATTTAGAAGTTTTATAAGTTTGATAAGAAATCATTGAATAAATTCAACTTTTTCTCGTCTAGTTGTTTTTGATCAACTAATGTATTAATGTGTTTGTAGGTTTTCTCTGCGAACCTCTCACGCAGAATTCCACCATCCCAAACCCAGTCTTTTCCTTCCATAATTCCAGATACAAATGCATCAGGAGCTGAAGGATCGGCAACGATATCAGCAGCAGTTGCTAACATAAAATCTTCACCTACGACAGAATAGCCTTCTTTCGTTTGTTGAAGTGAACCAACACCACGAGAAGATACGCCAAGTTTAACACCTTCTTCAATTAGTGAAGATGCAATTTTACCCATTGGTGTAGAAAGTATCTTTGCTTTACCAATGAAGTTTGAACCGTTCTCTTTTAAAGAAACGATTTTATGTGATACCCTATCCAAGTTAACAGTAGGGCCTTCTGGATGACCAAGTTCACCGAGTGCTCTTCCTGAAGTAATGTGGTTTTCGCTATAGCGACCCACTTCCTTTCTAAGAGTTTCCATAGGATACATACGACCATTACGGTTCTTTATGTTTCCCTGTAGAAAAACGCCCTCAATATACATTGACTTCTTGCCGTTCTTTTGTTCGACGAGAAATTCAACAGATTCGATTTCTTCTCTAATCAGTTTCATCAGGCATCCCCTGTTGTTTGAACTTGTTGTATGTAAACTGCACCTTTAGAACCACCAGTTGAAATACCAGATACTTTTTGAGATCTGATTAATGTTGAATCAACATGAGACCATGCAGTGCTAATACCACTTGTATTAGCTTCAACTGTTATCCTAGTACCAAAGAAACCACTTACACCTGCTGTTGTATTTACAGCAGTTACTTGAGTGTCATTAATTAAAGTTGTCCAGTTAGCATCATTTGCTGCAGTTAAAGTAACACGATCACCAATATTAAATGGCATCGCTGTTCCTTCGGGGCAATCAATTAATGTAGTGCTTCCTTTTGTTATAGTCTGAACTTTTTGAGATGCTTTAGTTAAAGCAAGAGTTGCAGATGTATTTGCAGGAATATAATAATCAGTGTTATTAGCAACTGGATCAGTTCCAATTGCAACAAATGCAGGTGCATCTGTAGTCACTAATCTCAAGACACTAGATTGAACATTAAAGGCAGATGACGTTGAAGCCACTGCTGCAGTTGCAAAAGATTGTCCTGCTCCGACGGGTCTATGTGCCATTACTTATAACTCTGGATCATTTTACTAGTTATTTATAAAATTATTCTGCACCTGTTTCAGCAGCTACAGGAGTTTCCTCTTCAGCTTCCGTATCAAGTTCAGCATCAAATTCGATTTCATCTTCAACTTCATCTTCAACCTCTTGGTCACCAAATAAACTATTGGCTACTTCAGGTTTAAATGCGTCAATTCTTTCTGCTGATTTTGAAAACAGCATATCTTTAATACGATCACTAATTTGTGAAGGTGATTCATCTTTAGTAATCATATCCATCAATTCAGATTGCACAGAATCCATATCAGGTTTTTCATTCTCAGGCATCGTATTTAGTTAATAAAAATAACAGTCAAAAAGTATTTATACACTATCAATAGTGTGGATTATATTTCACCACCTTTAGGTAACTCCTTACCTATGGTTTCTCCTTCTAAATCTGGTTCAGCTACTGGTTCACCCATACCCATTCCATCTGCACTACCATCTAAAGGTAATCCAGTTTCTGGATCAACAGGTATAGTTGGATCTGCAATAACACCATCTTTAATTTCCTGTTCAATCTTCTTATCCTCTTCAAGGATTTCTTCATCTGTCTGACGAAGAATATTTCTCCTTACATAATCTTGAGAATAGTATTTACCAATGTATGGTTCTGCAGTAGCAGCAACATTGATTCTTTCATTAAACAACTCAACTTCCTTCAATTCTGAGAAATGATTATCATATAAGAAGTCATATTGTATGTGTTCACTCATTATTTCCCAGTCTTCTGGAGTAATGATATTCTTCAAAACTAATTGGGTTTTAAGGAAGTCGTCAAACATTCTAGAGAATCTTTTTCTTAAACGACCTACAAATTTAGTGAATTTTAATTCATCTCTTAATATCTCTGATGATCTTCCCAAGTTGAATCCTCCCTCTCCATCCATTCTTGATGGGGGTACGTTGAGCGACCTATATAATTTCTTTTTGAAGTACTCAATATCCGTGATTTCACCAAGGTTCTGACCTCCTGGTAAAGTAGAAATTTCAGTTCCACGGCCTCCTTCCCTTCTAGGGAGCCAGAAATCTTCAAGCATTGCCATGTACTTTTTGTCATCACGGATCTCCCCAGTGTTAGCGTCGTAAACAAGTTTGTTACGATATCTCATCATCACATCTCGGAGATATTGCTCAGCTTTAACCTTTGGTAGATTGCCGACATCAATATAAAAAATTCTTCTTTCGGGTGCTCTTGATAATCTGTATATAACAAGTGAGTCTTCAATCATTCTAAGTTGGTTGATTGACTTAATTGCTTTATGCAAATATGAAAGAGTTGACCCCTTGTTTCTATCTACTAATCCAGAAGTGCAATATGTAATTGCATCTCTTGCTATCTTTATTCCTTGACTTGCACCTTGTGCATTAATATTACCAGTTGGATATCCTCCTTTTTGATTGTAGATAAAATATTCTTCTATCTCAGGGAATGCGTAATCCATAGGATTTTCGCTATTCAACTTCACCTTATACTTATCATCTGCGTTCTTTTTCTCTTGACGAACATAACGCATTTTCATTGCGTCAATATAACGTAACTCCTGAATACCTTCTTCAGGTTTTTTCAAGTCAATGATTTTATGATAGTAGATCCTACCATCAATATACCAGTTTCTATAGATCTCATGTGATTTTTTACCAAAATCTAATAGATCTATAATATGTTTAAATTCTTGTCTAACTTTCTTTTTAATACCATCACTGGCACTTAAGTTATCAAGATTGATTTGTATTGGAGTGTCATTTGTATCTGAAACAATTGCTTCATTTACAATATCTTCAATTGCACTATCCGCTTCTGGATGAAGTGCCATTTCCCGATACCTTTTAATAAGGTCAAATTCAGTTCGGTAGATACCTTCGATATCAACATAAGAACCAAAAAAACCACTACTCATATAGTGGTCACTCCCGTCCTCATTATTTGGAGGAACGGGAGATACCGCAGACGGAGATAGTGGTTCGGTGTCCTCGATTGAGAACCCAAATAATTTTGCCATGATTTATTTTCTACCTTAGGGCTATTTAGTTAGCCATTTGAACCGCCAGCCGCAATTGCCCTGAAGGATTGCACTTGGAATTCAACGGTAAACTCTTCTATAGCATCGCTTGAATCATAAGATAAGTCAATAGCCGCTACGCTTGTTGGGAATATATCAACAAATTCATACTCTGCTAATACTGAGTTTGTTTCACCAGTACTGTCTTGACTACTCTTAGTAGCTCCTCTACCTAGTTGGAATACTTTTGCATTTGTCATATATGCTGATGGATCAGTTGCACCAAGGTTGTTATCCAACTTAGCGATTAATTCTGACCATTGCTCAAATGCTCTTCTAAGATTAAAACTTTCATCGTTGATGATAGTTACAGTCCATGTATCGATGGTGCGGTCTCCAGCTATTTTAAAAATACGACCTCTAAATGGAACATCAATGTTAGCGATGTTTTGTGCTGGCAGCTGAGCCGCTTTACACATATATCGGAAACTATTTGCATCCCAATCGATACCTGCAGGTAGAGTAGTTAACTCTACCTCGAACAGATTGGGTCTTGCTCCTCCACCAATAAGTGCTGACTTAAACTGAGAAATTGTTTTGTTTTCTCTGGATGTTGCCATGATTCTTTACTCTCCTTGTTAGTTATTTAGATGATTGATAGGATTAAACTCGACCAGCGACTTCTTCAAACGAAACTCCAGTTCTAGTAGCAACGAATGTAAGAGTTACATAGTTGATAGACTTGGCAGGTTTCAAGAAGATATCTGCTCTAAATTCATTATTATCGATAACATCAGGAGTGTTATTTGAAGTATCACAAACAACTAGGAATCCGTAAAGACCACGTTTTGCTTCGATATCTCTCAAATAAGGTTCAACAATGTTTCTAAAGTTGGCTCTTGTTAATTCGTCATTAAGCTCAAAGAGTTGTGCTTCAGCAGATCTTTGTAGTGCTTGCTCAATTGTTAGGAACAGGCGACGAACATTGATTCTGTCGAATGCTGATGCATAAGCAAGACCTGTCTTATCACCAAAGAGCATTGTTCCAGTGCCAGGTTTTGTAACTATGGCATTGACTCTTTGTGGATAAAGTTGATCTCTTTGATCCTTAGTAGGATTATATGCTAGTTTAATAGCATTATT